ATTTAAATTTAATGAGGATAAGATCCTCAAAGAACTTTATGATTATGTGGCTGCAACCTATGATGGGCATTATGCTCTTAATAAGTTTCAGTCAACCGAGTTTATAATTGACAATGGACACGGTGAAGGATTCTGTCTTGGCAACATTATCAAATATGCGCAACGCTATGGTAAAAAAGAAGGCAAGAACAGAAAAGACTTGCTAAAAGTCGCACATTATGCTATAATTGCATTGTATATTAACTCTCTTGAAAATAATGAGGTGAATGAAGATGAAGATCAGTGAAGAAACATTTGACGTATTGAAAAACTTTTCATCAATCAATCCGTCTATTGCCATCAAACAAGGTAATGTGATTCGTACAATTTCTGAGCAGAAGAATATTTTGGCTCAAGCAGTTGTAAATGAATCCATGCCTGTAGACTATGCAATCTATGACTTGAATCAGTTTTTGGGTCTTTCGAGTTTATTCGAAGAACCAGACTTTGCTTTTGGCGAAATGGATGTGACCATTCGTGATAATAATACTCGTTCACGTTACACATTCACCGACCCAGCAATGATCACTTCTCCTCCGGAGAAAAACATTCAGTTGGATTCCCCTGAGATCGATTTCCAAATGCCGTATGCTTCTCTGAAGCGTGTTATCAATGGCGCCAATCAGCTTGGCTTGCCAGAGATCGCTGTGCGTGGTGGTGCTGGGATTATCTCTCTTGTTGCTACGAATACCAAAAACCCAACAACGAATGAGTTTAGTGTTGACGTCGGTCAAACGAATGCGAACTTCCAGATGATTTTCAAAACTGAGAATCTCAAATTTATGGCTCTTGACTATTCTGTTAAGATTTCTTCAAAGGGCGTTTCTCAATTTACCAACGAATCAAAATCAATTGATTATTGGGTTGCCACAGAAGCAGGAAGCGAGTATAATGGCTAATGTTGTTTTGTCTGAACAAGACGCAAAGAATATTTTGATTATTATTGACACCTGCTCCAAGCGTGGAGCGTTTGAGGGTGCTGAACTTGCTGGCGTTGGTCAAACTCGAAACAATGTTGTAATCGCTCTTCAAGAGTTGAGCGAAATCGTTTCGAAGGGAGAAGATGCCTAATAATTTGGAAGGACTATATTATGAAAGAAGAATTTCTCTTTGTCGAGAAATATCGACCGAAAACTGTGGAAGAAACTATTCTTCCTGATGACTTGAAAAACACCTTTCAAACTTTTGTTGACACTAAAAATATTCCAAACCTAATTCTTTCAGGCACTGCTGGTGTTGGTAAGACCACCATCGCTAAAGCAATGCTTGAGGAATTGGGCTGTGATTATATCGTCATCAATGGTTCCGATGAGGGACGATCTATCGATGTGCTTCGTAATGAGATTAAGAACTTTGCTTCTTCAGTTTCATTTGCTGGCGGTCGTAAGTATGTGATTCTTGATGAGGCAGATTATCTAAATGCCAACTCAACACAACCTGCTCTTCGCAATTTCATGGAAGAGTATAGTAAGAACTGCGGTTTTATTCTCACCTGTAATTTTCTCAATCGTATCATTGAACCATTACATTCACGTTGCTCAGTCATTCAGTTTAGATTGAGCAAAGAGGATAAGCCAAAGATGGCAGCGCAATTCTTCAAGCGTGTTCAAAATATTCTTAAAACTGAGAATATCGAATATGATGACAAAGTGGTTGCCGAACTTATCAAAAAATATTTTCCTGACAATCGTCGTGTGCTGAATGAGATTCAACGTTATTCTGTAACTGGTAAGATTGATGCTGGCATTTTAAGCAAGATGTCTGATGTCAATATATCAGAACTAATGAATGCGTTGAGAGATAAAGAGTTTAGCACAGTTCGTAAGTGGGCTGCACTTAATGTTGATGGCGAGACTACACCTATCTTTCGTAAGATCTATGATAGCATGTATGATTATGTTAAGCCAGAAAGCATTCCGCAAGTCGTTGTGACGCTCGCCGACTATCAATACAAGTCTGCATTCGTTGCCGATTATGAGATCAATATGGTTGCTTGTCTTACTGAACTGATGGTAGATTGTGAGTGGAAATGAGTAATCCGTTTGACTATGTAAATGCCATCTCTCAAACTAAAGAAAACATGGTGCGTAATACTGAAAACGACGAGTTGGCGATCAAAGGTTACAATCCATTCTTGACTAACAAATCCTTATCTTATCACATTGACACTATTGGTGTTGCAAACGAGATGAACATGCGCCACGATGCGGATGCTCGAATGCAGTTTGAATATTTACTAAATAGTGTCAGACCCAAAAAAAGGTTTGCTAAGTGGGTGAAAAGAGTTGAGGACGAAGATATATCGTCCATAAAGGAGTATTATGGATACAATGATGTTAAAGCAGAGCAAGCATTGTCTATCCTAACTCCCCAACAACTTGAACTTATTAAGCAGAAACTCTCAAAGGGTGGAAAGAATTAACTGCGTGACTAAGAAGGATAAAAAATATGTCTATCAGTTTGGAAAACTTGATTGAAGTGAGGTTGAAAGAAGACGATGATTTTCTTAAAATCCGTGAAACGCTTACAAGAATTGGTGTGGCTTCTCGTAAAGACAAGACCATCTATCAATCTTGCCACATTTTACACAAGCAAGGCAAATACTACATTGTACACTTCAAGGAACTATTTGCTCTTGATGGCAAACCCAGCAATTTTGACGAAAGCGATATCGGTCGTAGGAACGCTATAACCAAGTTGCTTGCTGAGTGGGGATTAATTGATATTGTAAGTGAGGATAAAGTAAACGATCCTGTCGCTCCAATGTCTCAGATTAAAATCCTACCATATCGTGAAAAGGATGAGTGGACGCTGACAGCAAAATATAATATTGGCAAAAAAAGATAAAATTGCCCTTGTATATGGTATTCAAAAATACTATATAATAACGTGAACGCCGAACGGTCGGGTTCATAATCAATCTTGCTTTAACAAAAAAGGAGATAACATAACATGACCAGAACACAATCTTTATTTCCACAATCTGCGTTTATTGGTTTTGAACGTCTTTTGGATGATATGGAATTTGCAACAAAACATGCTAATGACCATTATCCTCCACATAATATCATTAAAGAAAGCGATACAGAATACACCATTGAGGTGGCTGTTGCAGGCTTTTCGAAAGAAGACATCAAAGTCGAGCAGAAAGAAAGATCACTGAAGATCACTGGCGAATACAAGTCTAAAGGGCGTGATGTAATCCATCGTGGAATTTCAACACGAAACTTCAAAAGACAATTTCGCCTTTCCGAGTATGTTCAAGTAACTGGAGCATCTTTTCGAGACGGTCTACTTGCAGTAACATTGAAGATAGAAATCCCAGAAGAGAAGCAGCCTCGTCAAATCACTATCGATTAAAACGAGGAAATACAATGACTGATTTTACAACCAATGTAATCTTTGCAGTTATCACACTGTGCATGATTACAGTAGTTTTACAACCATTAATCTTAATGTAAAACTTATATAAATAAGGGGAGGCGAAAGTCTCCCCGATTTATTTTAAACTAAGGAGTTAGCATAATGAATAGAGAATCTGTATTCGAACAATTAAAAATCGACGAAGGCGTCGAGTATGAAGTTTACAAAGACCACCTTGGTTATCCAACATTCGGTGTAGGTCATCTTATCCTCGAATCAGATCCAGAGCATGGCGCAGAAGTCGGAACTCCTGTGAGCGAAGATCGTGTTAAAGAATGCTTTGAAAAAGATCTAGACATCGCAATTGATGAGTGTAAAGTATTGTATGAAAACTGGGATGATTTTCCAGGTGAAGTACAAGAAGTCCTCGTCAACATGATGTTCAATATGGGTCGTCCACGTTTAAGCGGATTTAAAAACTTTAAGGCGGCACTTGACGAAGGCGATTGGGCACGTGCTGGTGTTGAAGGTCGTGACTCCAGATGGTACAAACAAGTAGGCAATCGTGCTGAAAGACTTATGGCACGTCTTGAGGCTCTAGCAGACTAGGCAATAAAATGGTATAGCGTCTATCTTTCGTAGCAAATACTGTAACATATAGATGGAACGAAGAAACCCAAAACTGGGATGAAGTGACGTAAATATCGCTTTACTTTTATTCTTGATTTTTATATAATGATATTATGATCTTTTACACAAACACCTATTCCAGAGGAAACTTCGTCTACATTCGTGGCTATCACGATGGCAAACGATTCATGGACAAGATTCCGTATAAGCCAACATTTTTTGTCCCAGCGAAACAACAAACTCAATACAAAACGATTCATGGACAGTATGTCGAGCCGATAGAGCAGGGTTCGATACGTGAGGCACGTGACTTTCTTACTAAGTATGAAGACGTTGATGGATTCACCATCTATGGCTCTAACTCCTTCGCATATACTTGTCTTAATGAACAGCATGGCAAAGATTATGATGTAGACCTAATTCGTATCGCAAATATCGATATTGAGGTTGCATCTGAAGATGGCTTTCCAGATCCAGATCTTGCCAATCAAGAGATCACGGCAATTACTGTAAAATATAAAGACACCTTCTTCGTTCTTGGTACAGGTGACTTCGAAACGGATCGTAATGACGTAAAGTATCTGAAGTGTAGCAATGAGAAAATTCTAATTCAGAACTTTATCAACATGTGGGAGAAAATGGATGTTGACATTATTACTGGTTGGAACGTTCAGTTTTTTGATATTCCTTATCTGTGGAATCGTATTACTCGACTCTTTGATGAGAAGGCAGCTTCCAAACTTTCGCCGTATGGCTTCGCTTATTCAAGAAGTGTTCGAATGATGAATAGAGAACACACCATCGTCGATCTTCCAGGATTGTGTGTTCTTGACTATCTCGAACTTTACAAAAAATTCACATACAGCAATCAGGAATCATATCGCCTTGATCACATAGCAACAGTTGAACTTGGTGAAAAGAAAATTGATTACTCTGAATATTCTAGCCTTCATCAACTTTATAAACTTGACTATCAAAAGTTTATAGAGTATAATATCAAAGACGTTGAACTTGTGGCGAAAATTGAAGACAAGATGAAGTTGATTGAGATGGCTCTGGCTTTAGCATATGATGCGAAAGTAAATTATGATGATGTGTTCACGCAGGTGCGCATGTGGGATGTGCTCATTCACAATTATTTGATTGAGCGTAATATCGTCGTGCCACCCAAAACCGACAAGAGAAAAGATGCACAATATGCTGGCGCATATGTCAAAGATCCGCTCGTTGGTCAACATAACTGGGTCATGTCCTTTGACCTTAACAGTCTGTATCCGCATTTGATTATGCAATATAATATCTCTCCCGACACGTTCCTCAGCGGCGAGTATCAACAAGTTTCAATTGATAAGATTATTGAGCGTGATATTGAAACTCCAGATGATAAGGTTCTATCTGCGAGTGGATATTATTTCTCACGTGACAGTCAAGGATTTCTTCCTGCCATGATGGAGATGATGTATAATGAGCGTGTGATCTACAAAAAGAAAATGCTTGAAGCCGAATCCGAACTTGAAGAAGTGAATAGGAAACTTAAAGAGTTATGAACAAGAACGAACTCCTACAGCGCAAAGCACAGCTGGAGAAGGATATCTCCAAATACAAAAACCTTCAGCTTGCCAAAAAGGTTCAGCTAAACTCAGCTTATGGCGCACTTGGTAACAAATACTTTCGCTTCTTTGATATTCGCCAAGCGGAATCTATCACGCTATCTGGTCAGCTTTCTATCAAATGGATTGAACGTCGTGTGAATGAATATATGAACAAACTACTTGAAACCGATGACGTTGATTATGTTATTGCTTCAGATACAGACAGTTTGTATATTCGTTTTGACGAACTTGTCAATAAGATATTCCCTAATGGTGCAAGCGACGATGAGATTGTTAATTGGCTTGACAAAGCAGCAAAGCAAAAGATCGAGCCATTCATTGATAAGAAATATCAAGAACTCGCAAACCTGATGAATGCTTATGATCAGAAAATGTTTATGAAGCGTGAGGCGATCGCAAACAAAGGTATCTGGACTGCCAAGAAGCGTTACATTCTCAATGTATATGATAATGAAGGTGTGAGATATTCTGAACCAAAACTGAAGATGATGGGTATTGAAGCGGTTAAGTCGTCAACTCCAGCATCTTGTCGTGATAGCATTAAGAAAGCACTTGGCATTATCATGAATGAAGATGAGACTGCGGTGCAAAAATACATATCAAACTTTCGTAAAGAGTTTAGTAAACTGCCATTTGAAGATGTTGCCTTTCCTAGATCGGTATCAGATTTGTCCAGCTATCAAACTCGAAGTAAAGACTTTGAACTGAAAAAGGGA